TTATTACTTATTACTTATTACTTATTACTTATTACTTATTACTTATTACTTATTACTTATTACTTATTACTTATTACTTATTACTTATTACTTATTACTTATTACTTATTACTTATTACTTATTACTATTTATATTTGTAGTTTCTTGTTTGCTTTCGTTTTCGTATTTGCTTTATATGTCGAGTTTTAATTTGTGTTTTCCTTACAGCCTTTGCATTTTTTAATTGTAGTTCAACTGATAATAATCTTTGTCTTACTTTATCATAATATTCTTTAAAAAAACTTAAATTATTATCAAACTCGGTTTCAAGTAATTTACATTCTTCCCATATGGAATCTAATTTTGTAATGGTTGGTGCATATATAATATAACCAAACCAATTGCTCTTTTTCATAAGTAATTTAAGGCTTGATGATAATGATATTGTAATAGGTATTACATCTCTAATTGGTAATATTTTATCTTCTCGTGTATTGAAATTATAAAAATTTAATAATGTATCAATATCAATTCCTGTAAATTTTTCAAACCAATTCCATGATTTAACATCAACTAGAAATGGATTGAAATCAAAATATTGGGTGTTTGGATTAACATAATATGGCTTATTATTACCAATTAAGATATCCATGAAAATAGTATTTTTATATTTAATATGTTGTAAAACTACTATTTTAAACATTTTATGAGGTATATTCATAGATATACCATTATATATTGTAAATTGTTTTGATGGTATGCTGCCTGTAAAAACAGTAATATTATATAAATTCTTATTAATAGATAAATGTTTACACCAATTTTCCATTAACACCCATAATCCACTATTAAAAACCATTTCTTGTGGTGTTATATTACTAAGTAAAAATGTATCTCCAAAGATTGATATGTTAGTTTTATGTTGACCAGCTGGTGCATTATGTCCCATACTCATACCTATTGCCATAAATTCTTGATAATCATTTAATGTATGTCTATATTTCTCTGGTATTTCTGTGTCTTCTCTAAATGGATCAACAATATTCCGTCTATCAATTAATGGTGTATTTGCTTGGGTTTTGCCTGTTAACAATGTTATACTTTCTTTAACTAAAAGTGGGTATTTGTATTTACAACTATAAAATATATCAAATTCGGGTTTTTTTAGAAATATTATTGTTTTATCTGTTTTACGATTATGTGTAAATATTTTTTTGTAGTGTAGTAGATTATTTAGATTATTCATTTTTGTCATTTGATTCATTTTTGTCATTTGATTCATTTGATTCATAATCAAACTACTCATACTTGTAGTTCTAATATAATCTGTATAATGTATATTGCTATTTTTAATTTATATATATAGAATGAAAGTTAATATGCTTGAATATTTTTAATAAATATTGTAAAAATAGTGAAAAATATTATAAAATAAGATGGAAAATAAGATGGAAAATAATGGTAAAAAAATTAGTATAGTATAGTTTTATACCAATACATACTAATGAGTTTTGGTACTATAAGTAGCACTGCCACATACAGCACATTTACCTTTTGTCATTTTCCTACCTTTTTTAGTAGTAATTACATGACCATCAACCATTTTTGTTACCGTCTTGCATTTAGACACACAATACGCAGTCATACCAGACATACCAGATGATGTGCTTGACGATTTCTTAGTCATAGACTTCCTGGATTTACCAGACTTCCTGGATTTACCAGACTTCTTGGATTTACCACCTTTTTGAGATGCAAGTTTCATAATTTCTTCTTTTGCTTTTTCAGCTGCGTTATTATGCATTGCGTGATTAGGCATTTTAAAAAATGAGTTAATTAAATTTATTAATTTAAATAATTTGAAAGTTGAAAAGTTTTTGATTATTAATCTTATTATTATAAAAGATAATAAATTTATAAAAGATAATAAATTTATAAAAATAAGAAATTTATTAAAATAATAAAAACACACATTACATAAAAATAATAAAAACACACATTACATAAAAAATATAAATTACATAAAAAATATAAATTACATAAAAAATATAAATTACATAAATTAAATTAACTTATTTAGTATGCACTGCTAGCCAAAGATTGAGTATATGGATTTTCTTTAAAAGCATTAAGTATTTCAGGATTAATACGCGACCTGTTTGTATCCTCTGGCAATTTACTCTTAACTCTTGTAAGACCGTATGTATTTTTTTGTGGAGGTGCTGTAAAAATGAAAGTTTCAGCAGGTTCTCTAATATTAATTTGGTCAGCTTCAACACGTTTATGTTCAATATTAACCATATCCATACCTGCTCCCAATTTAACACTTTCTTGTGTTGGTGCTCTACCTAGTGCAATTTCCTCTTTATTAGGATTCATACGAGCATTATACATATCATCATAACTTTGTGGTTTGTTAACTCCAAACTTGGCTGGACCCTCCCATTCCCAATCATTGAGAAATTGCCTATTAGTATTCTTAGCTTCATAGCTAGCTGCCAAATAACCGCGACCTGTTCCAGTTCCAGTTTCACCATCAGCAATACCTTGATAATACCAATCAGTAGTAAATTGCCTATTGGTATTCTTCATATCAACACTTGTGCTAGTATAACCACCTGCCTTGAGAGTTTGTTGATTTCCAACATTTCCAATATGGTCATTATCAATTGTGACTTCTTTAAGTGTAGTTTTTGCGATATCCTCTGGGTCATAAATACGCAATGAACGCGGTTGTTGAGGATTCATGTTTATATATGGAGTATTATTATGGATATTTTGTTCTTTGATTGTTGTTCTGGCAATATCATTTGGGTCATATATAGTTGTTTGAATAGCCCCCTTTAATTGACCCATATATTCATTATCAATATTCTGTTCTTTAATTGTTGTTCTCATAACATCATTAGGGTCATATATGGTCTGTTTAGATGGCATAGCAGCACGCATATTACCATCTGGACGCATATTGCCAATGAAATTCTCCTTACGTGTTCGGCGAAAGAAATCAATAATAGGTGTAATAAGTTTTTTAACCGAAATTGTTAAGTTATTCAAATGGACCCTATCTTGGGTAGTATCACGCTCATTTGCCTTATTTTCAATACTATTTTTACCATAATCGCCTACACCTTCACAATTGGCTTTATCGTCGAATCGCCAACCATCCTCTCGATATGCATTACGTGGTGATGGAGTCATATAGTTATTTTTGGTAGATTTACGATATGCTCCTTCTTTGCGAGGTTTCGAAAGTTGGGCTTGACCCAAACCACCAAAATAGGGTTTTTGTGTTTGTTTCTGTGTTGGTTTCATGTAGTATTTTTCACGGAGTTGAGATGCTTTAACTGCCGAACTGAGATTTCCCCTTTCAGGATTAGAATTATAGTAGCGTTCGGGTCGATTTTTAATAGGTTTTGCCTGTAAACCACGCTGACCACTTTTTAATCCTGCTATAACACGCCCCCCATATGTTGATCTGGGATTAGTCAATACACGGAGCTCATCAATATTCTTGGGTAAAACAAAATCACGGGCATTGGATTGATTTAGACCGCCGACAGGTTCAGCTGTAAAGCCAGCAGCGAGACCTGGACCAACACGAATATCTTGAAATGGTTTTTCACCCTGTCTCTTTTGACTAGGAACATATCTATCCATGCCTACTGTTTCTGTAAATGAGGGGCTACCGTAGACAAAAGAATTATTTGGCGTAACATCAAAAAAACTCTTAACCTCTTGTTTTTTTGGTCTACGTGTCTCATCATTACCAGTATGACGTGCTAATGTATTAGTATACACATTATTAGATGCATTCTGTTGATTCTTATTTTTAATAAATGGCACCATATTTTCATGAAATGTCTCGCGTTTAATAGATTGTCCACTTAATGGTGAAATGAAAAAATCTGTTTTATTGCTTTCACGACTATTGGCATCTTGTGGAAATCCGGTATTATTATTGTTGAGAATTTTTTGATTGAAACCTATTCTTGGTATAATATTTGATTGTGTAGCTTGTCGAGCCCCATTGTAATATGAACTTGCTAGATTAGATTCAGTATTATAAACATTTTCTAGAATGGAAGACATTTATATTTATTATATTAATTATAAATAAAAATATTTTATTATACAATGTATTATTTTTACAATGTATTATTTTTACAATGTATTATTTTTACAATGTATAAATTCTAATATCTAATATATAATGCTATTATTATTATTTAAGATAAATTTATTAATTTAAAACCAAATTTAATTCTATATATAAGTTATCACGAGTGTATCCTAATTATAGAATATAATACTTTGATAAACACAAAACAAAACATAATACAAAACATAATACAAAACATAATACATAATACATAATACAAAACATATTTTATATAGGAATCATGAGTGATAACACAAAATCTTGCTTAACATCTATATCGCATTCTAAACAAATGTCATCTCAATCACAAATTGATATGTTCTATGATAATCGCAAATATTTATTTGATATTTGTGGGAATGTCATTAATAAAGATAAATATCAATTTATTAGTATATTATCTACATATTTAACTGATATTGTAGAGTCGATAGATGTAGAAATAAATAAGTCTACCCGTAATTCTATGGTTAATTGGCGTGAAAAGAAAAACCCCAAATTGTTATCAAAATTTATTAATAGTGATGATAATATTAATTTAATTAATAGAAGTATGAATAAGATAACATCTGGTAATTATATGACAATAGTTAATGAGATTACTGATACACTTACGAATGATAATTTTAGAAAACTACCTGAATATAGTAAGTTTCTGTTTGATATTGTAATTAAAAAATGTTTACAAGATGAAATATTTGCTAAGGATTATTTATTATTTTTAGTTTCATTTGATGGGGTTATTGGAACACATATTACACAATATCTAAATCAATTTATTATAGAATCTTATACTTTATTAGAAAAAAAGAAAAGTTTGAAAGATAATATACAATTTCCATATTTTTCTTATGTTAAGGATGTTTTGCAATATATGAATATTGGTGTTATATTTGCAAATTTATATATTATACAAAAAGATTTAAAGATATGTAAGGATAGGGATAGGGATACAGATAGAGAAAGTGATAGAGAAAGTGATATATATGCTGAAACACAGGTGTCATTACAAGCACCAGCACCAGCACCAGCACCAGCACCAGCACCAGCACCAGCACCATCATCATCTAAAACTAAAACTAAAATAGCATTTAATATTACATATTTGAATTTTCAAACAAAATTAAGTGCATGTATAAATAATATTAATAATTATTTAGAATGGTTGCCAAATGATATGGATGATATAAATGGTCTAATATATTTATTATTTGGAATAATTGAAACTATTGGTAAAGATATTTTGGGTATTTTAAAAGAGGATGATAAGAGCTTAATGAATGATATATTAAATTTAATATATAAAGAAAATACCATACCTACTAAGATTAAGTTTAAGGTTTTGGACATTCAAGATATGATTAAAAAATATGAAAAGCTATATGAAAAAACGAATAAATACAAAAAAGAAATAGTTTTAAAACCTATTCAAGTAAAAACTAATATTTTACAACAAACTAATCATTTTTCAGGAGGTTTAGTTGATATGTTGCCTTTTGCTATAACTGGTTTAAATAATACCTCAAAACCTACTGATGTAATTGTAAAGAATGAAACAGTTATTAAAACTGATAGAATACAAGATAGTCGAGATAGTCTTGGTATTAGTTTTAAAAAACAAACAGTATCTGCTCCTGTCTCTGTGCCTGTTCCTGTCCATACACCTGCCCCTGTTCTTGTTCATGCTCCTATTCCTATCCCTTCCACTGTCCCTGCTCCTGTTCCTGCCCCTCCCACTGTTCCTGTCTCTGTCCCTGTCCCTGTACTTAATTTTGCAAAAGCATCAACTCAAATTATTGCAAATGCGAATGCGAATGCAAATGCAAATACAAATGCAAATACAAATGCAAATAAAAATACAGAATCCATAATTAATTGTGAAAATGAATCTAAAAAAACAAATCATAATCATAATCATAATCAAAATCAAAATAGACGTGATAATAGGCGTGATAATAGAGGTTATAGAAATAATCCTAATCCTAATCCTAATCCTAATCGCAATCGCAATAAAAATAATACAGAAACTAAACCAGAATTAAAGACAGAAACTATTAATACAAATCATGATGATGATGATGGTTTTATTAAAATTGAGAGAAAACATAAAATAATACCAATACAAAATAAAAATAGCAATAATACTGATAATAATAATAGTAATAGTAATATATATATACCAAAAAAAACAAAAAATTTTGGAAGTCGACAACAACCTAATAGTAAGTAATATTTGTAATTGATTTTTTAATTTTTAATATTTTTAACATATAAACATATAACATAATCACATACTAACAAATAACTAAATAATTATATTTAATTTATATAACTAAATACAAAATGAGTCTAGATAAAGTAGATAAATACCGTTCATTATCATTAAAATTTATTGATACAAATAAAATTGATTTGATTCGCATTTATATGCAACATTCAAAAGTAGATGGTGATGGAGTTTTAGGTATTAATTTTGAAGAGGTTGATGGTGAATTTAAAGGTAATGTTGATGTATCATATATTCCATTTACTATTTTACCTTTGGTTTTAGTTGATAAAGTAAAAGAGCGTAAGTTGGAGAATAATGACAATATTATTTATATATTACTTATTACACCAGTAGAGGAGACAATTATTGAAATTGATATTAGAACATTAACTAATTAAATTTTTATGAATTTATTTTTTTTATAGTTGTTTATTTTTTATAATTTTCTATTGTTTTCTATTTTTTTAATATAAAAATAAACCCAACTATTACTATAAAAATCAACCCAATCATTACTATAAAAATCAACCCATCCACTATGCAACGCTTAATACCCATAGAAACTTTGAGTTTCTATCTTTCAAATAATGGGTTTTCAATGTTTAGACAATGGTGTAAAACAATTGAAATATTAAAACCAATTCATAATGATTTAGAAAATCTAGCAACTCTTACTGAAAATTCAACATGGTTAGAAGAAAAATATAGAAAAGATATAATGAATAAAACAAGATTTACAATAATTAAACATGTAGAAAAGACAATTGGTGAAAAACCTGAAAAACATTTTCAAAATTGGATACAATCTATACAACCCTATTGTTTTCAAGGAGGATATGGTCATCGTATACAATATACAGGTGATTTTCCACATCATTGGTGTGTTCGTTGCGAACATTATGAAAAAGTTAAAGATATACCACAAACAGTTGTAATATGCGGTGTAATATGTGATAAATATATAAATTTGGCAGTAAAACCAGATACTATGTATTGGTCCTAAGCCGTTTTTACGAAAACGGCACTAAAAGTCCCTCCGGGAAATTATAATTTAAATATTTTTAAATATTTTTAAATAAAAAGATTACTGTTGTAAAATCTAAAAAAATTATTTCGTTTCTTGAAAGCATTTATTTACTTGAAAGCATTGTTTTTATATTTTTTAATAAAATTCTAAGCCGTTTTTACGAAAACGGCACTAAAAGTCCCTCCGGGAAATTATAATTTAAATATTTTTAAATAAAAAGATTACTGTTGTAAAATCTAAAAAAATTATTTCGTTTCTTGAAAGCATTTATTTACTTGAAAGCATTTATTTGATATTTTTTAATAAAATTCTAAGCCGTTTTTACGAAAACGGCACTAAAAGTCCCTCCGGGAAATTATAATTTAAATATTTTTAAATATTTTTAAATAAAAAGATTACTGTTGTAAAATCTAAAAAAATTATTTCGTTTCTTGAAAGCATTTATTTACTTGAAAGCATTTATTTGATATTTTTTAATAAAATTCTAACTACAAAGTTTTTTTTCATAAACAAGGGAGCTCGAGGGGCTGAAGCCCTCGTAAAAGGGAGCTCGAGGGGCTGAAGCCCTCGTAAAAGGGAGCTCGAGGGGCTGAAGCCCTCGCTACTGAATCCCGCGTCAAGGGAGCTCGAGGGGCTGAAGCCCTCGCTACTGAAGCCCTCGCTACTGAAGCCCTCGATACTAGTATTGTGCAATAATACCCTCTCTTTGCCAACTGACACTGGGTGGCATAGTAGGTGCATGACATACAGGAACAATTGTTTCACAAATAGGTGTATTATTAGCTTTTGGATAAGCTAATTGTTGGTCAAGGGGTTTAGGAACACATGGGCGATGATTATCTTTGCTGAGAATTTTTGTATTAATTTGAAAATCAAAGGGTTCTGTCACTTTATATTGTGGGTCTTTGGGTAGCCATTCCCATCGATTCCAACCAGTTCCCCTTAATGTAGAAGGAGGGTTGCTTAGACGACAATCCTCTGTATGAAAACCACAATCATTGAAGTTCATTACTTGGGTATTATCTACGCAAAGTTTGTCAGTTGGTTTGCAACCATTGCGGACTTTACCAGTTTGAGCGCCACCATGAAAACTAGCGTTTTGGTCTGGCATATACTTACGGTCAGGACACTGTGATAGATTTCGAGAAATACCAATAAGTTCACTATCAATATCAATTAGTGATGTATTACGACTAATACTAACACCTTGGCTTTGGGCAATAATGCGAGGGTCATTTGGTAAACAAGGCATACAAGCATTTGAAGGACGGGTTAACTGATAGATTCCTGAACCTGTTGTTTCTGCAAGTTGATATTTATAACTGCATTGGTCATAGATAGATTTGTTAAAACTCATTTTATTATTTTATATTTTCAATATTTTAAATATTTTCAATATTTTCAATATTAAGTATTATATATTACTTATATTTTATATCTAGATATATATTTTTAGTTAATATATTTATAATTATATTTATATTTAGTATCTAGATATGTATTTATAATTATATTTATATTTATATTTAGTATCTAGATATGTATTTATATTTATATTTAATTTATATTTAGTATCTAGATATGTATTTATAATTTAATTTATATTTATATTTAGTATCTAGATATGTATTTATATTTATATTTAATTTATATTTAGTATCTAGATATGTATTTATAATTTAATTTATATTTAGTATCTAGATATGTATTTATAATTATATTAAATTAGAATTAGATTAGAAGTATTAGACAATATATATATAAAATTGAAATGTTAAGTTTAATAAGTTTACAATATTTATTTACAATACATTAAGTTTATTAAAATGTCCTTCAATAATATTCCTATAAGAAATCCTTTAAAAACTACACCTACACCTATGCCTATTATAACACTATATAATTTCCCAGCTATAACATTAGAAAAATATATATTTTACTCAAAAATAGACTTTTTACTATATAGAAACATTATTACATATGATGTTTTTAATAGAAATTACTTATGGTATATAAAAAATATTGATATTCTTTTACAAAATTTGATAAGTAAAAACTATATACCTGATATAGACTGGAATTTATATATGTTGAATATTGAAAAGAATTTATGTAAAATAAAACATAAAGAAAAATTAGAAAAAGATGAAAAGATAGAATTATATATAAAGAAATTAAGAAATAAATTCTTTAAACATGATTCTAAAATAATACCAGAAAGTTTAAAAAATGAAATATTAGATACATACGATATAACAGATTTAATCGATGAATCAATACGTTTTAATCAAGCAAATCCTGAACCAGTCGCTGATTCTATTGACTATGACATTGACTATGATAGTGATTCTACAATTACTGATAATGAACTAGATGATGATGAGCTAGATAATGATGAACTAGATGATGATGAACTAGATGATGATGAACTAGATGATGATGAACTACTTGATGGTCTATATGATAATGAACTAGATGATGAACTAGAAAGTCATAGTATTGGCATAGAAAATTACCCTATTTTAAATACAGATGATTATAGGGTTTCAGTTGATACTGATGATGAAGATGATTACAAGGATGACGATGATGAAGATGATTACAATGATGTGGAAAAGGATATAAATTTACAATCACAAATTCAAATTAGACAAAAACGCAAGTATGTAAGAAGAACTAATCATTCTATAATTGATAAAACTAAAAAAAAACGTAAATACGTAAAAAGAACTAATTATTGGCTATTTTCAAATAAATAATTTATTTTTTATTTTTTTAGTATTTTATTTAATATATATATGTAAAATTGAAAATATTTTCGGGTTAATAAAAAATATATAAAAAATATCATTATATTTCTTTGTAATTTTAATTTTACTCTAATTTTGTATAATTTCAGTTATGGATGTAAATGATGTAAATGAATGTTTAGAATTTGAAAACAAAATTGAAAAACTAATAAAAGCTGCACTTGAAAATATTGCATTGATTGAGGCTGCGGCTGCGGCTGCGGCTTTGGCTAAGGCTGCGGCTTTGGCTAAGGCTGAGGCTGCGGTTGAGGCTGCGGTTGAGGCTAATGCTGAATCTGCATCATCTGTAAATCATATGGATATAGATGGTGTTGGTGTTGGTGTTGGTAATGGTTATGATGATTATTATAATATCACAAACGAAACTACAAAACGTAGAAAGATTAATTAATATATAGAATATATACATGCAAATACACATACATACATGCAAATACACATACATACATGCAAATACACATACATACATGCAAATACACATACATACATGCATACATGCAAATATAAATTAAAATATATATTTGTGTTGTTTTTTGTTTTTTTCAAGTAAAAATTGAAAAATATAAAATAATTAAAAATATACATTCTATACAAGCTATACAATCTATACAATCTATACAAGGAAGGAATATATAATTAAATTTAGTTTAGTTTATTGATAAAAATGAATAATATTAAGGAAACAAAGAACACACAGAATCCGGACTCACAATCAAAACAAAAAGTACTAACTAAATTAATAAATTACCTTAGACAAACTGTAATATATGATAATACCTATCATAAGTTTATTAATGAATATATAAAAATATTACTATCGTATCCAATAGAAATATTACAGGAGGTTTTATTAGTTTTAAACCGTGCTGATTTACATCCTACTGTGTGGGCGGATTTTACATACAATATACTTATCAAATTATGGAAAAGTCAAGATATTGTTAATTTCAAAATTTGGTTAAACTGGTTTGGATATCATAGTTATCCAAAATGCTCGCAAGAAAATTGCTTGCCAGAATTCTACGAATTTAACAATGATATTCTCAGTATAATGCATGGGTGTTGTAGCCCCGAAGTATATATATCATACACGATTTACTATGAGAATATTCTCGATAGAACTGCAAATAGTAAAATGAACGCAAGCTTCTGGAAAGCTTTGTATGATTGTTTGAAACCGCATCACGAGTTTAGCCCAGAGTCTGTTTCTAGATGGTGTAGTTTGGGTTATCTACAAACTCAATTGCCGAAAAATCAATTAGGTGTAAAAGAACCGGTTTTGGAACCATGGATATACACTATTCCTACTGATGTAGAACTAACATCTGTATTCACATTCTAAACTGGCATTGATATATTTGTAAATAAAATATGTTTTTTTATGGATAAATTACGAAAATTTACAAAAATTGAATAAAACATTAATCTTAATTTATGTTATTATCTTGTTCTTCTTGCTGATTCTTGCTTCTTGTTCTTCTTGCTTCTTGTTGCTTCTTATTATTTATATTATTTATATAAGAAAAATGGGAAATTATATTTCAACACCGCCAACATGCACCATCCATAAAACAGCAGGTGTTTGTATAAAGCATGGTATGTGCAGTATTTGTTGCGGATTCTACAAAACGCTTTTCGAGAATAATAGTACATCCCTTTGTGATGTTGTATACCAATGTATACCTTGTGAGGTGGAGATTAGAACTTCTGTGGAACAGAAAACGCCAGTGGAACATGTCTCTATGGTTCAGGGTCCTATTTTACCAAACTGTTTGAGAAAAAAAAACAGAGTTCTCAGAGTTGAAAACGTCAAGTGTGGTAAAACAGAACGTGCATCTAAAAGGTTATCAAAAATCAACCCCACCCTTAACTGGTGTAATAGACACCATATGTATGATAATTGTTAAATAAATTAATAAATCAATCAATAAATCAATAGGCTTAACCAAAGCCTAATTTTTTTTTTTAGAAATATTTTTATATTTATGATTATAATTATGATTATAATTATTTGTTTTACCAATATGTTTTTGTGTTTTGTGTGTTTTTTCTTTATTTTTATGTTGTATTCTAGTTCCAACAATACCCAATTGTTTTTGTAATTTATTTTTAGTAAGTTTTAATCTTAATAATTTAATCTTATTTTCCAATCTAGATTCTTTATGTATATTACCCCGATTACCCCTATTACCTCCAGTTTGTTGAGGTATAACAGTAGTTGATTTATTATCAATAGTTGATAATGCATCATTTACTTGTGTAATTTGATTACCACTACCGCTACCACTACCACTACCGCTACCACTACCGCTACCACTACCACTACCACTACCAGAATTTACTGTTTTTTCAATATCTTTATTCATTTCATCATTTAAACTTTTAAGAGCATCTTTCATGTTTCCAGAATCCATCTCTTCTGTATCTGGTTCTTCTTGATCCCCTGGTTCTGCTTGATCCCCTGGTTCTGCTTGATCTCCTCCTTCATTTTTTATATTTGCATTTCCATTAGTTTTTGCTAATGAATTTATATTATTTGAATTTATAGAAATCTTATTAGAATTCCCGGTATTAGAAACCCCAGTATTAGAAACCCCAGTATTAGAAACACCAGTATTATTATTAAATTTTTGTTCATTAAATTTATCCATATTACTAATATAATCATTTACTGATACAATGTTTGTGTTTCTAGATACAAGATTATTATTAGATGTTTTACTACCAGTTGCAGAAACAGAAACATTTGATGCATTTGATGTATCAGTATTTATAATTTTCTTAGATAAATAGCTATTCGCAACATCTGCAGTGCTTTTTACTAAACCTGTAATACCTGCAACATTATTACCTATACCACCAAAGAAGTTCTTAATACCAGATGTTGCCTTGCTTATAACACTTTGATTATCTTGCGGTTCCTCTTCAACTGGAGCCGCTGCTTGCGCTTTTGCTGCCATTTCTTGTGTGTCTTTTAATGTCTTATCAACTTGAAATAATCCATTTATATATTCATTAATCTTATCGAGGTCTTGTTGCCTAATGGCATTCATATATCTTTGTGTATAATCTTTAACATGCCGGAGTAGGTCAATAAGTTCAAATTGCAGGGAATCTAGTTTATTTTTAAGAATTTCAAAATGAGCAGTTGTCATCATATCACCAGATTGTGGCTGCATTTGCATCTGTTGCGGCTGCATTTGCATCTGTTGCGGCTGCATTTGCATCTGTGGATTATATTTTTGCATTGTATTTTGTTGATATCCATAACCATTAATTGGCATGAGACTATATTGTGATTGTGGAGGCATATTCATATTTGTATATTTGGCTTGTATATTATCAAGATTCTGTGTTTCACCTGCTGATGGATTCATAATATTTTTTTTAATTTCTTGTAATATAGTTGCTTTATCTGCATCGTCAATTGGTAATTTACTTATTTTATCTATTATTGATTGAATATCCATTCCTGGTTTAGGTAATTGTTCCATCTATGTATCTAGACTATGTATCTAGACTATGTATCTAGACTATGTATCTAGACTATGTATCTAGACTCTTTTTTATATATATATACTATATTACTATTAGAAAAATTTACAATTAAAAACTAAATCTATATACTAAAAAAATAAAAAATAAAAATCAAAAACTATACTACATATAAAACAATATACTACATATAAAACTTAACGGCACCTAGGCATTTGAATACCTTGTGGTAAAGACGTTGGGGTATATCTAAACATTTGAGATGAACGTAGATGCATTGGTGTAGTATCAATAACTCTACCAATATTACCAGGATTTCCACGAATAACAATTTGTTGGGGTTGACAACTATTCATACTACCTTGTGGGCAAGGATTAAGATATTGTAATTGAGGACATTTAGAGGCTAATTTTGTTTGATTTCGCAAATCGCTTTCTAGGTCAACCATATTTCCTTTAATAATGGAAACATCATTGCCTGCTACAATACCAAACTCGATACGAGAATTTGACATATTTTCATATCTACCGGGATACAACATATATCCTAATGTTCCTACACTTTGTGCTAAATCATTTTTGTAAGCACATGTATCATAATGTAAACGATTGAAAGACATTTTATTATTTATTTGTTATTTTGTATTTGGTAATTTTATTTTAATTTGTTTATAATATTATATCTAGATATCAAACACTATATTATTTAATACAGATATTATTATTTATTATTTATTATTTAATACAAATATTATTATTTACAAAAACAACACAATAATAATTAATAAATAATAAATAATAATAATCAAATAGTAAATATGATTCTAGATACAAATGAAAATATACAAAATGAAACTATACAAAATGAAAATATTAAAACTGAAATTGTAAATGAAACTATACAAACTGAAACATTTACTTTTCATTGGATGTTAATGATTACTCCATTAGCATTTATTACTGGTGTATATGCATGGTATAATGATTTGAAAATACTTGCAATTGCAGAATGGTGTCTTGTTGCTTCATCAATATACTATTGGTCAAAACATACTGACCAATTAAGGAGACAAATTGATATGATTGTAGTTCAATTAAGTTTATATACACATATTGCCTATATAATATGGTATAGTTGCTATATTGTTCTATTGTTATATTTTTGTAGTATGATTGCTTTTGGATTAGGACATTATTTTGATTCTAATATTGCTCATTCATTTGTATGGATATTTGGTTGTATTGGAAATTATTTATTATCGAAAAATATTTCTATGACTATTCCTAGTCCTATTCCTAGTCCTATGACTATTCCTATTCCTAGTCCTAGTGATATATTGCCATTGCCATTAGACATAAAAATACAAACATAAAAATACAAACATAAAAATACAAACATAAAAATACAAACATAAAAACTCTAAATTGCACTTTAAATTACCCTCTAAATTGCCATTTCAGCTTTAATATTAGGATGTGCTTTATAACCTAATAATATCATATCATCAAATGTAAAATCCAATATAGATTTGCGTTTTTGTCTCATATTTGTAATTTCTTTCATTTCTTCTTCTTTTTGGAAAACTTCATTTGTATCTTCACCATATGGTATAATATAATCCATAGTTTTACCATCATAACACTTTTTCTCCCTAATTATCAATTTTGGAAACGGATAAGGAGAACGCCCCAAATTTTCCTTTACTTGTTCAATATGGGTTTTATATAAGTGAGCATCTGCAATGAATACCGTTAATTCACCAGGAGTTAAATCAATACCCTCCAAATTACATAACAAATGAACAAAAATCGCCCCACAACACGTATTCCAGTTATTTGCAAGAAAATAATCACTACTACGCAAATATATTGCTAGATTAAGTTCTTTCTTTGTAGTATTAACATTAAATTGATATTTACAAAGGCAACTAGGTAGTGCTGCTTTATTTATAGTTGAACAATCCCACAAATCAATTATAATTCGCCGGCTATTTGGTTCAGTCTTAATAAGATGGATAACATTGGCTACTTGGTCATATCCCACACCTTCATAATCTATACCACATCCTTTGTATTCACCACCAAAATGTCGATAATTGAACCCATATGTTTGACCCATATCCCCCTCTTCATAATGTTGTAATCCTCTTTTATCTAGGAATTCTCGGCTGGTATTACCATCCCAAACGTGTATTCCTTTCTCTTGTAATATTTTATTATCTGTTTTACCACTTAAATAAAACATCAGTTCTTCAAATATAGCACGAAAGAAAACACGCTTGGTAGTGCATAATGGAAACGTATCACGTAAATCATATTTTAACATGGCGCCAAATATGGATAATGTTCCAACTCCTGTCCGGTCATCATTACTAGACCCATTTTCTAGTATATTTCGCATCAAAGCTAAATATTCAGTTTCTTGTGTATAAAAAGGTTTAATTAATGACTTGCCATATTCAATATTAATTGGTCTATCATATGTAATAAAACGATAATATACATCTTTATTGGTATATATATCCTTTTTTTTAGATTTATAAAAAGGTGAAACAGTAGTTATTATAAATTTTGTATTATCTATCTTTGGAAAAAATGTATCAAAATTATAATGTTTCAATGTTTCTGTATCTAGATATATTTCTGTTGCATGAATAGATAAATATATATTAGAATCAATAGCCATTTTATATATTTGTTCACCTCCAATCAAATAATAGGATAGTGTTTTAGTTATTTTATCATATCTATTAAAGTAATCATTTGAACCTAATATTTTCTTTTCAACATCTAAATATCCACCTTCATTGAAAAATGCATTCCAAGTAGTAAATATTAAACCATAATTGCCAATACCAAACCCATAATCATTATTCATTAGTCTTATATAATCAGGGTTATTTGATAAGACAATGTTATATCGATTAACTAGGGGACGTTGCCTTTCAGGAATGCTTTCCCAAGTTTTGCGACCCATTATAACAATGCTGGATATTTCTTCTATATAATCTGTATTTTTATAACTCTCACATGTTTTTGAACTTGTTAAGTCTTTAAAATGTGCCATATCTTCGGGTATCTGCCAAGGTATTCCGCCATTTGAACCAATACCCTGTTTATCAAAATTATATGCTACTACAAGATTAAGCTTTTTACTAAATTTATATTGTTTTTTATTTACTATACCATATATATTTGCCATTTTAATATGTTATGAATGCGTTTTGATTGTATTTTAATTGCGTTTTGATTGTATTTGATTTTATTTTTTTTAATATTATGTCTAGATACTTAATTATTTTTTATTTTTATTTTTATGTTTATATTACTAATTATATTACTATTACTATAAATTAATATTGTTAAAAACTTAAAACGTAAAAAATATTTTGAAATCAAAATCAATAAATAGTATCTAATAAATAGTATCAATAGTATTCATTCCATTTAATGCTTCCATCATGCAAAAAGTCCCACTATGCAAAATTATTGCTCTCCCAGCAGCCCAACTAAACCCTTTATAAAAATGTGCAAAAACATAAGATATACCTTGTTTATTATAAATATCTTTTACAATTTTTTTAATACTTTTTCCTAATTCAATATAATTTGTAGAAATCTTAGTATTAGACTGATGATGATTAGACTGATGATGATTAGACTGATGATGATTAGACTGATGATGATTAGACTGATGATGATTAGACTGTATAATAGTTTTAATTTTATCTTGTGGATAAATAAATATCCATGCTGTTAAACCCGAAATACCACCATATAAAAATGAATATGCACTTGATATTTGCTTATTATATTTTGTAAAATTATCATATTTGAGTTTTTCATATACTGTAAAATATATAGCAAAACCTGGAACTTCTCTTGTAAATGTAATACTTAAACCCTTAAACAGAAAACGCGGGTTGATTAAATCTTTATATAATAGTTTTTGTGATGAACTCTGTTTAATTATTTTTAATCTTTCATATGGTGAAACAATAAGACTTGCAGTTAAACCGGCAATTGCACCAGATAATGGAATGGAATATGCTGACTTATCTGTTTTACTATGAATATAATTATATGTACCAAATACAATTGCTTTTTCTATTCCAACACCCATTAATGGAATACTAAGACCTTTATAAAAATTGGAAATACTTGGTTTAAATTTAGATAATGAATTACCGGTTTGAATATGGGTTTTGATAGTATCGAGAGGATGGCTTAGAAATACTCCACACATACCACTAATACCTCCAAATAAATATTGAGATGATACTGATTTATCCATTTGT